GTGCGCAGTTCATGCTTGTTTTCCTACATAACACAGGACCTTCTCTCCAGAACGATCAATCAGAACTGCATTAGGATCTTGAAGGATGGACAGATCAGGCTTTGTATAAAACTGAACGGTGCCGCCGCCCCAGACCTCCTGAACGGTGCCGCTCAAGACCTCCTGAACGGTGCCGCCGCCCAAGACCTTCTGAACGGTGCCGCCGCTCAAGACCTTCTGAACGGTGCCGCCGCTCAAGACCTCCTGAACGGTGCCGTAGACGTATGCTTTCTCTCTGGTGGATTCTTCTCCGGGCTTGACAACCTTCTCGGCCTGCCATCTTAGAGCAACCGAGCGCACCTTCTTCTCGGCCTTACCAGCGCTCCACCACTTTGGGAACGAGTCCTGGTCAATGTTGAAGGTCCATCCATCAGGATCAGTCCAAAGCAGCCCATCATTAGGCACTAGCTCTACTCGCACAAAGGCTGGCGGCAGAGCGATGTCCTTGATTCCGAATTCTTGGAGAATGTCTTCGTGTCTATCGGAAGTCTTTGACCACAGAACTGCATCCTTGGTTACGATGAAACTTGCGGGTCTACACATCGCCTTCCTCCTCAATTCCACCCGGCACTCGGATCACTTCTCCATTCTCGATGATGAACGCGTTGGGATCCTCGTCGCCCACGACCTCGAACACCACCTGCATCCCGTACTCCTCACCAAGGTCCTCGATATACGCCCGGTGTTTCTTGTCCAGCAAGGACGCATCTCGCACGCAAGTGATGCCGATTTCTGGGTCATCTTTGATCGAAAGCTCGAATCCGATTGTTATCTGCTCAGTCGTGCTTGCTTGCTCGAACGGGATACCGCCTAGTTCTAGCCCCGATTCAGCGAACGAAAGCCCTTGCGGTAGCTCTGCTTCGACGAGAGCGGCTGATTTCGATGACGTCAGCTCTTCGAGCTTCGCGTTGAGGTTCGCGACGTTCGTCTCGATCAAGCCGACGATCTCTTTCTGATGCTCGGCCTTTGCCTTTTGATCGAGAGCGGAGTTAACCTGTCCGGCTGTGCTGATCGTCTGTTCGAGTTCGGTTGTTGATGTGAGTTCAGGTTCGACGTTGAGTTTGGTGACGGCTTTCAGTTCTTTTTCTTTGGTGGTAACGTCAACCTTATCCGTCTCCAACGCGTTTTCAACATCTTCTATTTGTCTCCGCAGCTCTTCCAATCTTGCTTCCGTTGTGTTTAGATCTGCTTTCGCTGCATCGAGACCTTGTTGGGCTCTGACAACATCCTGCCCACGCTGCTGATGCTCTCGCTGCTTCGCCGCATTGTCATCCTTGATCTCGGTCAGCTTGTTCATTGCCTCGCCAACGTCTATCGGTTCGTCCGGCAGCTTCGAGAAGTCCATCAGCGCGTACTCGTCAAGGATCGTCTTCTGTGCCTTCAGTGAAGAGTTCGCCTGTCGACGGTCTTCATACACCACCTTGTACTCAACGTCGATAGCGGCTGTATCAATGCCGTAGACCTTACGCACAAGCTCGGCTTGCTCTTCGGGCTTCATCCGTATCAGTGCCATCGGATCGAACGCGAGCTGTCCTAGCTTTGCGTCCAGTACGGCGCGTGGTGTGCCACCAAGCGGCTGCCCATCCGTACGCTCAATCTTCAGTGAGTCCGGATTGATCAGCTGCGTGACGATATACAGCGGCTTCTCGCCTTTCTTCCCAAGCCCGATCCGTACTGCGCCTGACTGCTCTCCTTTCGAGACTGGCATTTTCACCCATTCACGTTTCCCGCACAGTCCGACTACAAGGGAGTTGATCAGGGATGTTTTGCCTTCCCCGTTGTTTCCCCCGATGACAACGACCGGCGCGCCGTCCGGTTTGATCTTCACGAACTTCGCGCGCATGATATTCTGACACTGCAGCTCGATTACTTTCAGTCGTTCCTTCATTTCGTGCCTCCTATTTGACTAGATTGACTTTCAACGCACGCTCGATCGCGGCGATCGTCCTCATGCTTGGCTTGTACCTGTCGCACTCAAGGTTTGAGATATGATGAGCGCAGTAGCCTATCTTTGCTGCAAGTTCTGCCTGTGTTAGATTCGCTCCTTCGCGGGCTGACTTGATCCGCTCTCCGATGGTTGTCATTAAGTCACCTCCAAAGATGCACCCTTGCTGAAATTTTCTTCTGCCCATAGCGGTTGTAGATTTGTATAGTGACACGCCTCCTTGAACTGTTCTCTGTCTGTAAGGTCGAACGATGCCAGCGGTTTGATGTGATCTATGTGCCATCCACGATAGTTCCAATTATTCCAAGTCATTCCTGGCTTGAATTGCTCTTCAAGATATGTTTTCAATTGTTGTATTGTGCAGCCAAGATCACGCACTGCACTTCCTGCTTTATAGTTTCCTTTGATTGCACTCCGAATCCGTCCCCTTAATTTTTTGCTTAATCTGACTTGGATTTTCTTACCGTATGGCTCGTAATTTTTATGCTCAGTAACAAGCGTTACGTTCAACACCTTTTCAATATCTGAGATAAACCGCATGCTCGGAGTATACCTGTCACATTCAAGGTTGGAAATATGCTGCGTTCCGTACTGTAGCTTCGCGGCGAGTTCTGCCTGAGTAAGCCTGGCGTTCTCACGCGCTCCCTTGATCTGCTGTCCGATTGTTTTGGTATCCGTCATAATTTACAGTGTAACAACTTACATACACAAAGTCAACCAGCAAGGAAAGCGGGGCGCGTTTCCACACCCCGCTCCCAACGCTCCCTCGTCACAAAGGAGGTCGTACATCTTTCGAGGGCAGGGATAACCCCGGAACGAAACCCCGCCCCCTGTGCCTACGCTAGACGTTTGCAGATCTCATCTAGTTCCTCACAAAACTCCACCAACGCCGCTTCCAGCTTCGCAAGGAACTCACGATCAGGCTCAACTCGCAGGACGAACAACGGCAAGCCTGGAACGTACGATACGAAGTCGCACCATTCGCGTTCAGTGACGAGTAGCTGGCCTTGCACCTGCTGGATGTACGCTGTCGGCAGTTTCGGATCAACCGTCAATAGCCGCTCAACCTGTGTCTTGCCGAGAGGGTTCTTCAGTTCGACCAACCCGTCCTCGCCAACCAACCCGTCAGGACTTGCGCCCCATCTGCCACAATCGCTGAGACAGAACCCGCATTGAACAACTTCGATCTCGTTCTCCATCTCGTACACCTGACGGCTGAGGCCTTCGCGCTCAGCCCCCTTCTGCATTGCGATAGAGATGAACGTGTCTTCCTGCTTCCCTGTCAATCGTTCAGCCGCAAGCTCGTACATGTAGGCTGTGCGTTGCTTTGACGGCTCTCCTTTGCTCGTGACGATCTTCGAGTATTGAGAAGACGTTGGATGGGCGAGGCGTTCCGCCCACCATTCCGGCGAGTATTGTTCACAGTTGATGATCCTCATTCCGCCTCCCTTACTGCTTCCTTCAACGCGCCGATAAGAAGACCTGCGTTGACAACCCCGAGTGAGGATACGATATTGTTGGCGTCGTTCTTAATGCTTGAGGCAAACGTCATAGGAGAGATCTCCTTGATGTCGAATGTCTCTAGGATAGAGTTCGCCATGCATTTATTGATCCAGCCGCGGCCAGGAATATCTCCTGGCTGAGAGTCTAGATGCTTCTTCCTATCGCTCATTCCGCTACCTCCGACTTCAATCGTTCGTAGTACGTGGCCCACATAGGATAGACACTGTCAGCCGCGCCAACCTCTCCGCAGTCTGACTTGATCTGTTCTTTGTTGTCCTCCCACCACTTTTTTGCACCGTCAACGGTCGTGCAAGCTGGGCCACACTTCTCTTGCCAATCGGCTATCGCTTGACTCTGCGCGTTATCCTCTGGCTTCACTGGTTGCATATCTCTATACTTCGATCCGTCCCATAGCCCTTTGTAGATGTCAGCAGCAACGCCAAGTTCCTTCATGGCCACGCTAAGGGCATCAGTGGTCGCCATCTTGTAACCCTCATCGTTGTTGTAGTAGTGGTTCTTCTCTTTCTCAATCAGCTTGGAGCCACCACTACCAAAGATAGGAGCTGACCATCCGTCCCCTTCTTTCACATAGAGATTGATGTCTACGAAGCACATGAGCTCACCTTGAACGCTTGGCTCAACTCCTGGCAATGGCGAACCTTGCTCCGTCCAATGTGCCTGCTTCTCGTAATACCAGCCAATGCCGATAGGTCCGAATTTCTCCGTCATCATCTGCAATCGCCACTGAGGGTTGATGTCTGTCATACCCGATAAGCGTCCGCCGCCGATCTTCTTTAGCGCGTCTGCGGGTGGCCTGCATAATGCATTCCACGTTGCTAGGTTCTCGCTCATCCTTCATCCACTCGCTCTTCGAGTGCTTCGCAGATTCGCTCGCGGTAGGCTTCATCCTGCAGACAGACAGCAAGCGTGTGCTTGCAGTGGCCTCCGTGCTGCTCTCCTTGGTGTTCCCAGCTCGGGCACTCACATTCCCAGCCGAGAATGCCGTCTATGTCCTCAGCTACCCTTACCACGTACTTGCTGTCATTGACCGTCCAAGCATACAAGCCGTCCTCGTCGTGCCTCTTCTCATCAAGAGGATGAACAGCGTGGATCAGCCCGAGCGCACGGCGTACATACGGCCACAGCTCTAGCCTGTCCAGCGTCTCAATCGATGGTGCCGGTGGCAGTTGTTTAATAGGCATCTGTGCCTCCTTAGGCTACTTCTTTTCGCGCTTGATCTTCTCGCGCTTGATCTTCTCAAGGATCGCATCGCGAATGAATTCACTGCGCGTGTTCTTCGGCAAATTCTTCAGATACTCTCGGTGAACAGCATGTTTTTCATCGTCAAGAACGAAAGGGATTTGAGTCTGCATAGACACCTCCTATGTCTGTAATATTGTTATATATCGACAAAGACATCAAGCTGCTTTAGCCGCGTCCAGCAACGGCGTTGCATTGTCCATCACAATTTCCGTCTCTTCCGGTCGGTTGTCCAAATAGAACTCCAGGTCTTCTCTTGCCTCATCAATCTTGAAGAAGACATTGTGAAGTTCGTCATATGCCTTACCCGAGTCACGCAATGATTCAGTTGCTTCATCGAGCAATCCTTTGACAAAGGTCGCGTGATCTTCTTCCCACGGCCCCATACATTCGCATCTTGATAATTCTGCACGAACAACAGCAACGTCAATACGGTCGATTACCAAACCTGTCCGGATGAAGTCACGGACAGCGTTCGCCACATGGAGCGTTCCGCATAGCTCCTGATCGTCCATCATGAAGGCATGAACTGCTCCACATTGTGGACACCTACCAACGTAGGCCATCCTTGCTTCTGTCTTTGTTTCGCTCATCGCCCCATCCCCTTCCCGTCATCGTCGCGGCGGTCTTGCGCGTCTTGCTCTGCCTTCTCCCATGCCAGCGAATGGTCTAGAATCGCTTGCTCGGATTCGGTTGGTTGCACAAGGTATGCGTGATCGCGCTCGATGGAATACTCCTCGCGGCCTGCGTTGTGATAGACTTGCTTCCCGTCAATCTTCAGCGAATAGTTGAAGATGTGAACCGGCTTGTATCCTGGATACATCATACCTCCTCATCAAACGGTTCGAACTCGGTAGCACCGCATTCGGAACACGTATACAACACGCCATCCTCTAGCTGTTCATACTCTGTGAATACTGCGCCGCAAATACATGTTCCCATCATGCCTCCTAGTACAGCTCTCGCTCGTTCGCCCACAACATCACACCGCGATCTGTCACCAACTCGATCCCGTAGATGAACGGCGCTTGTGATCTCGGATCGTTCACAATCACCACCTCAACCATTGAAGGACCGCTCAAGCCTACTAGACCTGCATCGACCTGGACGTGATCGCCCTCTCGGTGTTTAGGAGACTGCCATCTACTCTTTGGCTTGTGTTGGTGACGGTGACGTGCTACGACTTGCCGTTGCCTCTCGCGGTCTGTTGCGATCATGATTCGTTCCTGAAGTCAGCCTTGTCAAGCGCAAACAGTAGGCGATCCTTCTCCTGATAGTCGCTTGCTTCCTCATCCGTGAGTTCGTGATTGATGCGCTTGAGGTATCCTGCTTCCACTTCGGCTCTCAGTTTCGCTCTCTCTGATGTGTCGTTCATCTGCTGCCTCCTTGATGCATATAATATTATTATAGGTATCTGAGAGAAGAAGTCAACCCACAAAACGAAACGGGGCCATTTCTGACCCCGTCGCGCCAAGGTAGGTTGGTTGTGCGCGCTGCTATTCCTTCGCCGGTTTCTTCGCTGGCTTCTTCTCCAGCGCATCAAGCCGGTCCATGATGTCAGCGACAATCTGCGCCGTCTCGTACCGCTCGTTCGCTCCACCTCGTAGAGCCTGTGCGGTCTGATCACGATTTGACTTCGGCTCAATGCCAAGCTCAGCCGCGAGCTTTGACCAGAATACGGGGATCATTCCTTTTGCCAGTGTTGCCCATCGTCCCATGATACCTCCCTAAATAGAACTCGATGGCGTCTGAACGCCACAGCCAGGATATGGATTCGTTGGGATGTCCCACGATCTAGTCGTAGTCGCACCCATCTCATCCTCGAATGTTGCAGTGATGATCGTGTCTGTACGCTCACGGCTTCCTGTCGGCCACTTGAGCCCACACGTACCGCCGCCAGGGTATCCTTCAACGCCCCAGTCAGGCGGCGAGTATGGAAGCAGTGTCGTGTTTGTCTCAACAGGTCCGAACCACATACTGAAGAACATGAACGCATTCTGAGCAAGCGCCCCGTTAGGCATACGAACATGGTATTCATCGATGCCTGGAGGATTCGTGCCAGTGAATGGCGGACAGAAGACGGTGTTATCCTCATAACCAAAGTACTGCACCCGTGCGTCAATCAGCTTGACGGGACCGCCTTCAAGGTCAGAAGCATAAGGGAACGTCACGATGTATTGCTTCCTTGGATGAATCGTCCAAAGGTTCGTAATCGCATTGAGAACTGGGCGCCCGATAACCGGACCCACATTCCTCAGCCAGATCGTTTCCGTTGCCGTCTGAGAATCGCTTCCGTTAATCCACACAACCGACACCTCAAGTGGCAGCGTGTTGACAGTGACGACTAGGATGTTGTTCGTCTGCTGGTACGTGTTGCCTTCAACTGAGAACGTGTATTGCCCGCCTTCTACACCACGCGCGATCAACGTCACCTCACATGGAGGATAAGCGGAATCAGGAACGGACAGAGTGAGTGTTCCGATAATGTCGCCGCCGATGAGACAACCACCTAGTAAGCTAAGCGACAAGACCATAAGCATCAAAAGCAGTTTGCGTTTCATTTCTCTCTCCTCTCAACATGAACCGCAGCGGGGGGAGACAAGCGGCTCCCCCCTTTCTGCGTAAGGAGGCACAGGTGTGAAGCTGTGCTGTTACAGATTGATGTCGAAGTCGACGCGCAGACCGAAGAATGGTTGAATCCCAAAGCTGCCGGCCCCTGTTGAGTCGTAAGGCAGATTCATGCCAGCCCACACCTCAAGAGGTCCAACATATCCAAGAGCCTTGAAACTCGGAATCAGAGTGAGGAGATTGATCTTGGTCGGATACGCAACCGTGTAGGTAATGTCGCAGGCGGCTGTGAAGTTGCATCCATAGTAGAGAGTGCCGTCCGTGTCAACCGAAACCAGTTGATCAAAGCCGATGTTGGATTCAACTCCAAAGGCACGATCATTCGTCTTACTAAGCAAGTCCGCGTCCGCATAAGCGAAACCCAGATCGATGAACCACGAATGAGAAATCCACCCCTCAAGAGTAACTCCCGCATCCAGAGTGGGCGACAATACAGCGCCACCTACAATCGGAGGAACGTTCACCTCGAACCACGGATTGATAGTCGGAGTGGCAAAAGCCACTACCCCCAAAGCAAATACGCAAATCAATGATAGAACTAGTGCTCGTTTCATGCTATCCCTCCTTGTGAGTAAACTCGCCGATGAGATTCTTGAATGCGACAAAACCATTAATCATCCCAGTCGCACCCTTGACCATCATCGACACAATCGATTCTCTAAATCCGAGGCCCAGCATTCCTTCTTCCAATGCTGCAAGAACGGCCTTCAGCTTCTCTTCTCCAAACCCAGGCGTCTCGAATTGCTTCACCAACGCAGTGATGAATGCAATCGCAACCGGAATGGCTGCAAGGACTTCCGGGATATAACTAAGCCACTTCAACATATTGTAACCTCCATAAGACACGCACGTGGATTATACATCTTTTGCTTCAACAACAACGAATGACGTATTCGCGATCACGTCACGGCGAATGCCGAACCCTACTGAGAACGACACGTAGACCTCTGCAACGTATTGCCCCGCTGATAGCTCTCCCTCGATCTCTACCGCCTCTGAGTAGGACAGAGAGCCCTTCCTCATCACCTCCGACCTGCTGATACTCAGGCATGGAATCTCTCCATTGTCTTGCCGATAGATCGAGATCGTGATCTCAGCAGGCATCGTCTTTGCCACACGCCGCACAATGTTCACCGTCACGTCTTGGTCGTTGGTCGTGACCGTCTTGACGTACATCTTTGGAATCGATAGCCATGCTGAATCTGGGAGAATGAACGCATTCGAGAGAACTGAGAGGCCTATGCCAATGACTAACATCACGGCAACCCACACCGCTGCGTCTTTGAATTTATCCATTGGGTTTCTTTCCATTCTTCCCGACCAGTCCCTTGAAAGGATTAAAACCAAACAGCCAGCCGAAGACCGCGCCTGTCAGAGCGTGTACCGCCCACGGCGTAGCGTACGCGGCACTGAACGCATCCCAGCTAACGCTCCCAGCCCATACGACGATCACGAGGATCGCGCATATATGCCGGGTAGGATCTTCCTTGGCATCTATTCTCCCCCTCACGATCCATCCGACGATTGCTCCAATCAGAAACGATACTCCACCAATGATCCACTGCATTGCGCGGCACCTTCCTCCCCCTTATTTGGGGTCTCCACCGCTCTCCTCGCTTCCCTTCTCAGGCCATGTCAATACGCTCTTCTTTGGTTGTTTGTGATCCATTTTAGCGGTCCAGGTTTCAACCGCTCCCACTGCCTTCACTCGCTTGCCAATCTTGCCGAGAATCGAGTCTTTCAGAAGGAAGGCCTCTGCTAGTTCCTTCTTTGAGCTGTTGAACTCTCTCTCGGCCATCTGTGTTGCCATCTCAGCGTTCTTGCGGATCTCAACCATCCGCGCTTGCTTCTCTTGAAGCGCCGTGATCTCCATGTACTTCGCTGTCAACTGAAAATGTTCTAGCTCGGTTAGCTTTGCTTCTGGCATGTTCTCTCCTTACCACTCGTGCCGGATAAAGAACTCCGGCTGGAATACATAATGTCCAAGACGATTAGTGCATAACTGATTGAATACGGATATTCCGGCCCACCACTCGCTCGCAATCATGAGTTGTAATCGTGGTCGCAGTTTTAGGACGTAGAAAGTGAAGCCTCTCAAAGACCTTGGCGTAATGAATGTGAACTGCCCGGCCTCCCACTCTAAGGATAGCTCTATGCCGTCATAGATCTCTTCATGGACTCCTCGGGCTCCAAAGTACGGTAGTGGCCCTGTTAGTTGATAGATAGAGTTATAGGAACCGCGAGCACCAAAGTATTGAATCCGCGCATCAGGTTGAAAGAATATGGTTACATTGTTTGCACACACCCCAACGCTGAGCAAGATAATTATTGCTGCTGCGATCAGTCGTGTTTTCATTTCGTGCCTCCTTGTTTCACGGCATATTATAACCATTTCACGCGATGTACCCTATTACCCACACCTCAGTCGATGAAGTCGCCCCGGCTTTCCATTCCACTATTCCACTAGCATCTGTTATACACAGCGCGTAATTGTTCTCTTGGTCAATAGCACAACGACAGCCGAAGACTCCCGGATTCGTATGCACGTCTTCGTCTTGTTCCCATGATTCTCCATTAGGCCTGAATCTGTAGCCACACTGAATTCCATTGTCTTCTACTAACAAGATTACTAATGCTCTTCGAGCACCAATTACAGAAGATAGATCAAGATCCGTCCACGAGGTCGGGGCGTTCGCATTGTAGACACGAGTGTATGTATCGTTCGCATCCAACCATCTAAACGCTCCGTCTGTTGCAAGGTGTGTCTTAGTTGTTGTATCACCACCATGCGCTAGGAGTATCCCATAGTCAGATCGAAGCTCTACTTGGTTGTTGGCTGTTGACCCTGCGTAGACGATTACTCCAGTTGATTGTAAGTACATACAACCGTTAGTAGTTGCAGCCAAATCCGAATAAAATAAGCCGTCGATCCCGATAGCGGCATTATGAGTTGCCCCTGGCTTGAACTGTAGATTGCCATCAAGATAGATCTGTGTAGTCCTCACTGAATTGCCGTCAATTTCTGTAGTGCCAACGGTGTCCAGCGTTGCGAGGTTCCCCTGCCCAGCAATCGCCGCCGCCGTATTGGCAGAGGTCTGATCGGCGTTCGCGTCTGTGCATTTGGCATCTGTTCGCCCTACAACTAGAGACCCAGTCGTGATCTTCCCAGCATCGAGATTCGGAATGTATGCCGTGCCAAGAACCGCCCCAGCCCACGTACTCCCTGCGCCTGTGATAGTAATGTTTGAACATGAGAATAAGCCTGCTGCGGTCAGAGACGTATTCACTCCTTGGAATGAGATATTCGCGCCGTCAAACATAAAGTATCTGTCGCCGGAAGTTACCCCGCCGTCACCCATGTATGCGCGTGGCGTTCCTGCGTTGTACTGCAGCTGAATCCCTTGGTTTTGCCACACCGCACTATTGATGTTGATCGACGCCGAAGACGAGACAACCGTGATGTGGCCAGCCGTGATGTCGGTCGTTGCGACTCGGCTATACCCGCCACCATCGGCGATATCTCCCAGGTCTCCAGTCGCTGCGGAGAGAAGAATATGGCCTGCGCTTACGTCGGTCTTGAGGACCTTGCTGTAGGTAGCTCCGTCGTCAATGTCGTCAATGTCGCCTGTAGCTTCAGTGAGAAGGATGTGACCAGCCGTAATATCTGTAGTCAAAACGCGGCTATAGGTTCCGCCGTCAACCACATCGTCAAGATCATTCGTCCCGATGATGTAGGCAGTGAAAGACAGCTTGTCCGCTGTGATCACCCCCGCCTTGATCATCGGCGCACGAATCTCGTTCGTCGCAATGATGTACTCAGCAAGCACGAGGACGGCTATAATGAATTCGTTGTCTCCTTCTGCTGGAAGGAACCCGGCCCCGCCATTGTCTTCGATGTCGGGTGTAGTGCTGATAACCTCGTTCGTCCCATCTGTCCCGACAGCATAGGCTCGGTACTTGTATGCAGATGTCGTGGTTAGACTTTTGTGAATGTAGGCAGTCTGAGGTACGTTCGGGATTGGGACCCATGCACCGAAGCCCGCGCCTTCGTTCTTATCCTCAGCATACTCAAGTTCGTAGTGACTGAAGCCGCCCCATGCCGGATCAGGCGTGTTGAAGACGATCCCGATGATGCCGTCACCGAGGACAATCCCATCACCTGAAACCGAGTCGTCGAAGATCAAGCCGGTAGCATCGTCTGGGATACCAGAAGTAGGAACGACTGAACCAGAGGTTGCGTGTACTTCAGAAGACGCAGGACTCTCATTCCCCGTCCGGTCAAGCGCAGTCACGACGAAGTATCGAGCGGTCCCGGCTGTGATAGGCTCATCGGTGTACTCGTCAACCGGACCGACTACCTTGAAATCCGTGTAGGTTGCTGGATTCGAGATATCAATACCTGCACCAGTGTGGTAATAGATCCGATGCCATCTAAGGTCAGTCATTGCCGTGCCGTCGATGTTCGTTGTAGGGAGTGTCCACGTGATTCGAATCCCTGAAGCAATGGCCGTTGCGACTACACCCGTAGGAGTAGCAGGAGAGACTTCATCCCCAACAGCAGTGATCGAAGCCTCTGCAAACTCGCTCGCATACTGCATTGGATACGAGCGCGAGTGAAGCATCAGCTCAAGATTCGATCGGTCGTTAGGCATCTATTCTCCTATTCGATTGTGATGGTTTCCTAGCCTCTAGCATCTCTACTCGATCAACCAATTCTCGAATACATCCCTCTAGGAATCCGACTTGGTCGTTGAATCCATAGCCAGAGATGTTTCCTTCTTCGTCATAATGAATGACATCTCCGAGAGCTTCCTGCGTTCCAGGAGAGTCAAGGATTGGCCCAAGATGCTTACGTGCCCACTGTGGCAATCCGCGTCTTTCTTCTCTCAACCCTTCGGCGTGTGTGTCGATAAACTCAAGCATCCCTTTGTCTGGGCATGTGCGCAATTTGCCGTGGCGATAAGCGTCGCCTTGGATTGTCTTTGTGCCATCTTCACCGTCAACGATCTCGCCACCGAATGCCTTAACCCAACGCGCTTGGCTGAAATGCTTGATCGTCGCTGTGCGTATTTCATCTGCGGACACGAAAGGTTTCTTCGTGAACTCAAATAGCTTGAACGACTTGAGTTTGTCAATCATACCCGCGCCAGATACCTCGATAGGATTCTCTTTGAAGGCATAGGTAGAGGGATGGCTGTCATATCCATCGGCGATCATGTTTCCTGAGCCGGAGTTGACATCGAGGATTTGGCCGGGCGCTGTTGTTCCGATGCCGACGTTGCCCGCACTTGTTATTCTAACTCGTTCGTTATACCCCCCTGTATAAAACCTTATCCCGCCACTAGCAATCCCATTATAAATAGAAAAACCTGCATGACCGCTTGAATCATAACCAAAATAACCCAATTGTGTCGTGGAATTGCGATAGAATCTGAAC